GCGGTACGGTTATTCAGATCATATACAGGCATTACGCCACTACCTTCCATAGTCATATAGAACATCTCCTTTAAATTTATTGTTTAAAATCATCTGGTGGCCACCGATCAGATTTTAATACCGAATTGAGAAAGCATTTGCTGAGCTTGCTGCGGATCAATACCACGTTGTTTTGCAAGATTCATAACAGTTTCTTTTAGCTGCTCAGGCGACTTACCTTGTGCCATTTCCATAGCACGCCCGAACATAGGGTTATTACCAAACATTTGCTGCATCATACCCATAGGATTATTGCTGCCCTTGATTTGGTTAAACATTTGCATCATTGTCAACGGATTCATTTGCATTTACTGTCTCCCCCTTCACATATCGTTCTAAAGAATTTACTTTTTGCTGCAGAGCTTCAACTAATTCTGCATCAGCATATCTCTTTGGAACCGGCTCTTTTTCAAGCGATAATTTATAATTTTGTATTACCGGCATCCCATTCATATCAATATACTTTGCGTATATGCAGCTATCTGCCGGACAAGGAAAATATGTAAGGCTTCCATCCAAATCAATTTGGGCAGCCTTTACTTCATCTAAGCTAGCTACTGTACGTCCTTTCATCATCAAAGGCATAGGTGGCTGTGGTGCAAACTGCTGTGGCTGATATGTAGGCATCTGCGGCATTTGTGATTGGTAATTGGCTAAACGCTGCTGTGTCACTCCCGCCATTGCAGGATTTACAGAAGCGTAGGGATTCATTGGATACATTGTTATCGCCTCCATTTCTTACTTAAATTATCGCTCAAATTATCAGATATATTCCCTCAATATTCCCTCATGATTCCCTAAAATAAAAAGACGCTTAACTAAATTGTTAAGCGCCATAATGTATGCTATAATATTTTTGAGATAGTTTGATAGTCGGATTCTCTCCCTGTCAAGGGAGGTGATAGCATGACTGTATACGAAGCCTTATCTTTGATGGTAACCTTTGGTACTCTCGTTGCTATCATTTTGTCTAATCGCAAGTAATTTTACTTACATAAGACAAAAGACCAACTAACGGTGTAGTCGGCCTTTTCTTCAAGTCTATACTTTTCAGGAGAGAGCTGACATGCCAATATCAAACTATCTCTTTGTGTTTATTATATACCACTTTTTTACGGATTGCAAATTTCTAAAAACAAAAATAGGACTCTGCAAAAATGCAGAGTCCTATTTTTATTATTCTATTATTCCTCACGTTCTCTTTTAGGTCTGCGCCGGAATAAATCATCAACTCTTGGATCCATATCATTATACAAAATATCCCAAGCATTAAAGAACCATTTACTAAGCTGGCTTGGTAACCCCTTAGCGAGAAGAGCTAAATTAACAACCGGCTCAACAAGTTCTTCGTTTTCTTTTTCTCCTCTAACAACTTTACCAATAGTCGAAGTAGAAGTAAATACCGTATTCAACGAAGACTCAATCGGAGAAATACGATATGGGAAAGTCTGCATATCAAACATTCTCCTTACTCCGAAATTTACTCCCTGCCCTATTGGTCCGCCTAATGTAAACGGATAAGAAAACAGTTCTGACAGGAAATCATTATAATCGTCATCGTCATCATCAACGAATGGATTTTCTCCAGCAAGAAGAAGCGAAAATAGCGTAAATGTGGCCCATTTTGCAAAAACAAAACTGGACACTTCTTTCGCTATTTTTTTATATTCCTTGTCCGAAAGGTTTAGTTCCTGATGTTTAAATGTAGTGTACCATTGGTTGAACTGTGTATTAAAAAATGTTTGAAACATGAAAAATATTTTTGTAGCGCCTTTAGCTCTTACCATAGAAGAAACATCTGTTGCTCTCGTCGACCCCATTGTTTTCCTAATTATACTATCCGCATAGTCTATAGCTTCCTGTTGTGTTTTTCCTGTATTCATCTGCCGTGTATATGCGCCGTACCATATCGGCATTGCTGTCAGACCGTCTGTAAATGCCATTGACATATTCGACCATTCCAGCACTTTTTTTGTAACTCCATCAAATTTATTTTTTTCCATCAGTTCTCTAGCTGTAAAATCAGTACCTTTAAACCTTTCAGCCATCATTGGCGAAAGTTCCTGTACAGTCTTCCACATTTCTCTTGCTGCTCGTGGCGAGTTAATTCCTAACATAATTCCATTGGTGATAAAATCCTGCAGCGCCTCTATATGTCCGTATCCTTCAACATTGTTACCATAAAGCGCTATATTAGCAAGATTCTGCGTATTGATCTTCAAGCTCATCCCAATCATATAAGGAATAACCTTACCACGTAGTTTGTCTGCTATATCTCCTATAAATGATTCAGCCGCCGAAGTATTATACATTCCTTCAGGCCTAGCAGTCACTTCTATTTGTTCTTTTAACGCTTTAAACGTTGCTGTACCAAGCTTAGCTCTCATAAGACTTGTTATATCTTTATCATTAAATATACGGTTAGCTCCCTGAATAACTTTTCTAAAATGCAAGTCATGAATGGACGCATTAATTTCTCTCATCCCTGCATCCAACGTAAGATCAACAGGATATTTCGCTCCTACGGTTCTTGCTTTCATGCTTCCGGTATTAGTATGCATACCATATTTTAACTGAGGTTCATTTGTTTCAGTAAACGGTGTATTACCTGTTGGAGTACTTCCTCCTCTTGTATCTCTAACAAGTGGAAAATATCCTCCTCTAAATATCACAGTATTTCCATCTGCAAGAACAAGTTCCCGCGGTGTTGCTTCCTGTTTTTTAGGAGCAAATCCTTTAGTCTGTTGTTCGTTCTCTGCTTTCTCCGACCATTTATATTCTGCGATATTTATTAGTTCCTGCGCCATAACTACATCATGACTTGTTAAGTTGTTACTAAGAAAGCTAAGAATGTTTTCTGCAGTAGCTTGCCTTGCTGCTTCATCAGATACAGTATCAGATGCCCTTACCCATAACGGCGAATTTTCAAGTCCGACCGGAGGAGTATCACACAATCTCCTAAAACTATCTTGAGTCCCTGAATACACAAGCATTTTGACAAGATTCGTTCTGTCAATCTTTAACGGCTCACCATCTATATCCACGCCTAATTCTGAATAACTTGCTTTTGCATAGACATCTCCTACAGCTTCTTTCCAATTTTTAGAAGCCGTTTCAAACCACTTTGTCAAATATGCTAGGTCAACGCTTTCAAGGTCAAGTTTATGCTTTAGAGGAAGGTAAAGGTTGTTGTAAAAGAACCCTTGCTTTCCTTTGTCAAGAATTTCATATATGCTGTCAGACGTTAACCCTTGAGCAATTCCCTTTCGAATCAGATTTATTTTCGCTTTTTCTCCCGGGGCAAGCTTTTCAACTGTTTTTAAATCTTGAAGTCTTGTTAATGTCTCAGTTTTGAACTCATTAAAATCCTTTTTAGTTTCTAACAAATCTACGCCTTTTTCCTGTTTCGCCAATGCGCGAATGTTTTTAATAGCGTCAACTACATCAAAGTATTGCTGTCGCGTCAATGCAGTAGGATTAGAAATATCAACAGTTTCATCAAACAGCCACTCGGCAATATCCGCATTTCCTAAAAGTTCATTCATAGCATTTACATATTGTCCAAGTGTCATCTTTTTATTTTCCGGATCATATCCTTTTAACTTTATTCCCATTCTCGCAAACAATGCCCCTGCTTGAGACAGGTGATTATCATTAAACCACGTTTCTTTTTTTGCGTTCTTTGCTCTTTTTAAAGCTCTTCCAGCTTTATCTACAGCAAGCCTAGTTTTCATACTTTCCATAACCAGAGCATGGTTTAATGCCTGTAAGCGTTTCTGAGTTAAGGCCGTTTCCATATCTCCATCTCTCACAGCAACAGCTGCTTTAGCTGCTGCATTACGCTCTGCAACAATAAATTTTTGTACCCTTACTGCATCTTTGATCGACATGCCATCAATCATTTTAACCGCAGCATTTTTAGCTTGTTGCCTACGTGCCTTAGCAAGTTTCATTTTAGCTTCTGTGCTACGCTGTTTTGCGAGCAGTCCCACTGCAGCGTCTTCGATAATTTGCTGTTCAATACCGAGAACTAACCCGCTTTCATCATTATAGAAAGCTTCTTTGGTTGCAAGTTCAGCCGCCTGTCTTTCATTCACTATGTCAGGGAACTTTTCATCTACAACTTTATCAATAGCATTTTCAATGGCCTGTGCTTCTGTAGGATTTTCAAGAACAGCTTTCGCAAAGTCTTCTCCACTGGCATATCCATTTTGCTCTGCCACCGCAGAAAACAATAGCATATATTCTTGTTCTTTATCGGTCAGCACTTCTTCTGGGTTCTTTGCTCTGCCAATCAAATCTTGATATTTTTGCGCAGATGTAGCAGCACTTTTTTCTCCTAACGTTTCAGTCATCTGTCTTCCGGTGATGTAAAGTCTTTCTGTTTGGATACTCTCTGTAATCGTAGGAGCGATTTTATCTCTGTATGCATTTATTTCTGTCCTGCGTTCCTTAGTGAAATTCTTCAGGCTTTCCTTTGTTAGACTTTCAACAGCTTTATCATAGGCATTTTCTATAATAGCTTCAAGCCGTCTTTTGGAAGTTTCTGAAAGATTATCTAAAATAGTATCTGGAAGCTTAGCAAAATATCCATCCAACTTTTGTTGTTCTCTAATAGCTTCCTCACTTGCAAGTGCTCTGTCAAACACAGCCTGAACCTCTGGTGTGATTTCCTTTGCGTATTTATTAGCAGCAACAAAATCTCTGATAGATTTATAAATACCAAGCAGCCACTTTTTACAGTTGGCAAATATCCGACGAAGCTCTTTGTTCGGTGCGACACCTAACATAAAATACTGTTCTGCTCCCGTTGCCCAGCGTTCATAAATTGCCGTTTTCCGTTCAAACTGTTCTTTAGTAAGGTAGCCATCGTATTTATCAAGTTCAGCCCATTCTTCCTCACTAGTTTCTGCATATTCAAGAAGTGTTTGCCTATCTTTACGCTGTTGTTCTGTAGCTGTTGGAAGCTTGCTCTGTCTCATAATATTCACTGACAAGTAATGACCCATGGCCTCGTGAATAACAGTACTAACATCGGCACCTTCAAACATGGTAATGATTGCTTTGCCTTCTTCGTCCCATTTAATCTCGCCTTTTTTATCGTTGTTGACTTTCTGATTGTAACTGTTGATTATCTTTATTGCCTGATCGTCGAATACTACAAAACAGCGTCCGTCTTTCAACCCATGATATGAAATCCCCTCTATTCCATATTTGTTTAATGTTTCTGATGCTTTACGACCAACGCTGCTGACTGCTTTATACAGTTTTCTGCCTGTAGCATTATTAGCTATTGCTTGTGCAAGATTTACATTTTCTTCTCCTTTACTAATAGCAACCAACTTTTCCTTCACGAAATCAGATTGTTCAGAAAAAGCTTTTTGCTCATCTAACATTACTTCCTTTTCTGGTATGTCAACTTCAAAAACCGAGCCGGGAAAACGTACCTCTACCTTACTTGTGTCTATACTTTCCAGTAACTTAATATCTTGTAAATTCCTATCGTTTGACTTGATAAACGGCTCTATATGCTCCCTTTGTCGCCGTAATACATCAGAAATGTTTGCACGTCTCCCAGCAGCTTTAGCTTCTTGCGTTGCAGATTTAGCAAGAGTTTCAAATCTATCCTTTTCGTCGCTGGGCACTTCTTTTAAAAATTTGGTTATTGATATTTTTGGATTGTCTTCAATTTTATTTATCTGCTCCTGAAGTATAGATATCAGCTTATCTATACTTTTATTGTCGCGAGAATAAGCTTCAATACTGCGAGCAATAGAAGACTGCAAATCTATTTTTTTACCAGATGCCATTGCATACAATTCTGGGCCACTAAGAGATCTAGATAATATATTTGTTATTTTCTCATCAATCTTACCATCATAGACAACTGTATATGGGCTACTACTTTTAGTTAGCTTACGTCTATACTCTGCGGCTACTTCCTTATTCTCGGCAAAGTACAGTCCCCATCCGTGCGCCTGCGCACCTAGACCTGTACCTATAGCCCCAAGGTCAAACTTTTCAAATCTATGCGAGCTTCCATGAAAAGCGGTCTGGTAGTATCCCTGCATTTCTTCACGTCTCTTGCGTAGCGCATTTTCATCTGGTATACTATTATTAAGAAGACTGTCAAGGTCGTTGCCTTTGCTAGCGGAATCGCTGCTAGAGGATTGCAACCACTTGGCAGTCTTTTCTTTGTTTATGTAAGATACACGGCCTTTCTTTAAATTATGTTCTATAAACCAGTTATAATCTGTACCGTTCTCGCTGCCTTTACCATAAGCATTATTTATAGCATTTACTTGATAACGATTGCGTTCTACATTAAGCTCTAAAGGTACTATAATGGTAGAACCCTGCTTATCCTTTAAATCAAGTACAACTACTTTTCGTCCTCCGTATGAATCTAACACCATCATTGGGTTAGCCATTGCACGAGGAATTTGTTTCAACAGTTCCGGTGTCATACCGTCAGAATGTCCGTCAAAAATATGCTGGATTTTATTGCCATCAATAGTCACAGGCAAAATTTTACCGCCTGCAAGTCCTAATGCAAGCGGTGTCGTCATAACATTATATGCTTTATCTGGATTTATTTTTCCATTCGTATACTCATCTACAATGCCGGCAAAATTATTTTCATCCTCAAGCAATTTTTCGTTAGCGCTTTTAGTTTGCATATACCGACCGTCAGAAGTGCTGACTACACGCTTGAAGCTTACAGGGTTATCTCTGAAATATTGCATAGGGTCGTCAGGATACTGAGTTCTTGCAGCACTTTCCATCAGCACAATTGTCTGTAATGTTTCTTGCTTTGTTGCTCCGCTCTGACGGAGTTCGTTTATCTTTTCGGTTTTCCAATTTTCAAATTCATCTAAATTATATTTTACTTTCTGATATTCCTTAGCTATTTCTTTTTGCAAGTGCTCGTTATTAATTGAATAACCGCCATCTTCAAATGTTACACTATCTTTAACAGCAGAATAAAAATCAGGTTTCTGTGCCGCTGTAGCTTCAAAGTTGCCTCTTAAAATATCTATTGTAGAACCACTATCAACAGCTGAAACAATTTCTTCCTGCGTAATTCCAAGAGAATTGGCTAGTTCTTCGATATTCTGAGTTTGAGCATAACCGTATAATATTTCACCATCAATCTGAATAGTTTCACCTTGCAGATTGGCGTTTATCACAGATGCCGCATAAGTAGGATCAGCTCCGCTTTTCTTTACATTATCTATTCTTTCTTCAAGTGTATTAAGTTGTTCCTTATGAACATTACGCTCTAATGCAACTCTAATAGAAGAAGCACCACCACCCAAAATTCCACCAATTAATCCAGCATATAAAGCATTTTTAGTATATGTCCCAACATTTTTATCAAATTCTACTGCTAATTCCCGAATAGTTTTACCTTCATTTTTAGCAATCATATTAGTAATTTCTTCTGGATACTGTTGAATACCTTCAGTAAAAGCTTCCGTTAATGCGCTTTCACCTATTTGTTTCAATTTTTTGCCTAATGTGCTTCCTGCCGGGACTCTTTTCAGCAATTTCCCCAAAGATAATCTTTCTAAAGGCGTTTGTATTATTGCATTTGCAATACTTGCCTGAGCGGCTCTCTTAGTGTCAACCCCTGCTTCTTTTAGGTCCAAATATTGATTTCCTGCAATCTGGGCACCCATTAATGCTGTACCAGCAGCTCCACCAGTTAAAATTGTTGCAGCAGCCTGAGTAGCAAGTTGCCCTGCCCCCTGTACTAAGTCTAATCTAAATTGTTCTGCAACTGTATCTCCCTTTACATTAAATGGCTTTAGATGTTCAGAATTTAAAACTTCATCAATAATTGCTACTCCTTCTGCCATTGGCTGATAATTAGGTTCTCGTTCTCTTCTTGTAGCAATATTATAATCTCTTGCCATTGCTAAAGTGCCTAAAACACTGCGTTCTAATAAATTGATAGATCCATTATAAAAAGCTTTTGCATCTTTCCATTCTTGATCTTTCACATACTGTTGGTTAAGGAAATCAAAATTTCTTTTTTCAATAGATAATTTTTTAGGTTCGTGAATTGCATTATAATTTAAAGGATTATATCTTGCCTCAAATTCAGACTGTAACATTCTCATTCTTTCGTGATCCATACTTGTCACCTCGTCATCATATATAATCTTGCTGCATTCATAATTTTTGTTGTTCCGTTAGACAATCTAACCGAATACAAATCATCGCCAATTGATGCGACACTTTCTATCCCGCTACGTTTATAATCAGCTAAACTTAATTCAACAAGTTCATTGTCATTGAAGTATGGTCCTCTAACTTCCATATATCCTACAGGTTTTTTCGCTACAAGTTCTTTACCTTTTTCAATTATTTCAAATCTTGAAGGTACTACACCCGTTTTCTGAGCTTCACTAACAACCCATTCCTTCAACAAAGGCAACGCTCCTACCCATGCAGACTTTTGAGCGCTATCTTCTTTTAAATCACCTACAACTTGTTGTCGGATATCTTCATCAAAATCGTACTTAAATACGCCTTCCCCTTGTTTATATTTGTCATAAGTTTTATTTGCTTCGTACAACTGTTGAGAGTTGTACCCTTTCTCTGCAGCAAACTTTAAAAATTCTTCACGCGTTTTGAACATATTGTTGCCGAGCATGTCTTCTACTATATCTTTCGTGAAAGCAGAAGCTTTAGAATCATTACTACCCCCATTGGATCCATAATAAAAGTTAGCAGCAGTCTTTAGTCTATTCCCTGCTTGAAAATCCAAACCTACCATAGATTTTATTTTCTCTAGAGCATTTTCATATGGAATACCTTGTTGATACATATCATATACCGTATTTAACGCATTATTGAACGCCACATCCTCCTGCTCCTTGATTCGTCTTTCCTCATCGTTTCTCATGGTAGCAGCCATTTGTTTTATTCTGTTCATTCTTCTGGCACTCATACCACTCGCACCAATCCTGCTCTCGCCTTTGTAGTTTGTGAAGTCAAGATGAAAGTGTCCACCGGTTGAGTAGTCAGATGGGTCATCGTATTCATTCAAAACCTTTAAGCCAGGGAAAGCACGTTCCATCCTATCAGCCAGTATGTTACGGCTTGATTCGTCTAGTGCAGCTAACTTATCACTGGCAACGTCAACGCCTCGCCCTTCATAATGTGCGCTTCCAGGAGCATGGCCACTGTAATCATTCTTTGTGCTGGTTATATATACGTCATCTATGTCATATTGATTAAGTATACCTGTTATTCCCTTTATGCCCTGTACTGCGCTTTCCTGCATTCCTTCAAAGCTTACACCGGGGTTAAAAGTATACTTACCTTCAGGTATGGTGCCTTTTGCATTAACATAATTATTAATAAAGGCGTCCTGCGCCTCAGGATCACTTATATTATTTTTTGCCATCTGTTTAGCTATCTCAGTATCTTCAATATATTCCTGTTCGCTGTACAAAGTCGCTTCCAGCTTTGTACGCAAATCAGGAGATATTTTCTTCCGGAAATAGCTGAGCCTGTCTTCAGCAAGCTCATAGTTATTCCGGCTAACCGCATCATTTACCAATAAGGTTGCATAACGGTCTGCCATCTCCTTTTCTACTTTCTTGTACTGTTCTTCTGGTAGATTCGGGAACATACTTTTATATAAACCTTCCATTATCGGATAATTCTCAAGCAAGCTCTCGCCGTCGATTACGCCGTTTATCAAATTATCTGCGGACTGGTCAAAGACATTTTGTTTATATTTCTGTGTTTCCTGTTCCTGAAATTTATAGAGCTGTACACCGTCAGTAGCAAGGGTATTATCTGTTATACGTTTAAATGCCTGTTCACCTAATTTGTAGCGAATACCAGATTTTGCATAAATCCGTTCTGTCAATACATTGGCATCTTTTAAGAAGTCATTTATTACACCAGCCGAATTACTTCCCTGGCGTTTTTGCATATAATCAACTTTCAGTTTTCCAAGTTCAAGATTAAATTCATTTGTAGCCTTAGCCACACGCAGAGCCTCGTTTTGCTCCTGCTCTTTATTCAAGATATCCAGACCGGCATTAAACGCTTTTCCAATCGTACCATACATATTGGCCGCCGCTCTATTGCCGGCATCGTTATATTCTACGCCTACACGTTGTCCACCAAAAGCGGGGTTCACAGAAGACTGGTTACTCCTCACTATTATTTTTGTCATCAGTCATACCTCCAAGTATTCTGTAAATCGAATTATACGCCTGCATTAAATCACGTTCTACCGTCTGTACCGACGTATTTATCTTCATTGCTATCTGATAATTTTTCAAATCATATATAAATTTCAGTTCAATTATTTCCTGCTGTCTTGGTGTCAGCTTTGCCTCGTCTACTATAGAACGAAACGCTGATTTACCAGAAGTCAGCAGCCAGCTTTTCGTCCACGCTCTGCACGCTTCCATATAATCACCTGCTCGCTGCTATTGTTCCAACTAATACCCCTCCGATAAATCCCCATAAAGCCTTTTGTTTTTGCTTAAGCTCACTTTTGGATTGTTCTTTCTTTATTTGCTCGCTCAACGTCTGCAAGGATTTGTTTTGCTCTGCTATTGTTTTTTTGGAGTTCAATAATGATTCCTGCGCACTCGTTAGCTCGCTTTTGATTTTCTGATAGGATAAACGCTGCTCTTCGATTAGCTTCTTCAGCTCGCTTGAGTTCATCTCCTGCACTGCCGACATGTTCGACAGCTCGGTCAATAGATTCTCCTGTCTGTTTATTATCGTCTGCAATTCGTTGAACTGTTCCTGAGACATCGTTATTGTCTCCGGAAGTTCCTCCGCAGAACATACAGCAGGCAGCGATACAAGCAATAATAATGACCACAATAATCCAATACCGATGATTATATATTTTTTCATACACGATTTTCACTCCATGTATATTATTTTCCTGTTTTTACAGCCATATTAGCCACGTGCGCCGTTTTAGACCGTCGCCTTACTATTTCTTTTTGCAACAGTTCTTTCTCGGCGCACAAGCTAAATATGAGCAAAGTTATTTTGAGCTTACAGACCGAACCAGCTATGCATAGCTCCCAAAGCAAAGCCCAGCACCAGGATCGCAAAGCATACCCCCGGCTGCTCTTTTACTACAATTGCCGCCTCTTTCAAAAAAGTCATTACTTTTCTCATTACCATTCGCCTCCTTTCAATCGAATATTTTTGCACGTTTTGCGCGAATATTTTATCGAATAAAATACTCAAAATAGCGCATTTCTATTTAAACCTTTATTCAATAAACATATTGCCTATATACCTTTAAAACTACCTTCAAATTAAAGGTATTGCATTTTCTACAACAACCACTTTTACCAGTTTTGCTGCCACCAGATAGCCTTGCCACGAATAACATCACCGCCTGGCTTTAGCACGCCGTCGCCTGGTATATCAGGCAGCTTCCACAGATCCCATCTTTCAAATGTTGTTGCAGGTCCGTAGTCGTCTAAATCAGCTGCTTCTGCATGTGTCATTACGGTATCGGCATTGATGTCCAATCCAAGCTCCTCACACAATACAGCTACAACTTTCGCCATACTATCTATCTGCAACTCTGTCGGTGGTACATTTCCAAAATCGACACGACCATCAGCATAAGCTACAGCATCTACACAGCAAGCTAAAGCAATCCCAATAGCTCTAGAATTGCGCCGCCATGTATGAGCTTTATATTCTGTCAAATCATCTGTGGTCGCCATAATGGCGCCGTCGCTGTCAATGTTTAGGTGATAGTCACTAAAAAACTGGTGATAATTACCAGCTGACCAGTGTAGATAGATCTTATCAATATTACCTCTAGCTCTTTTAGCTAACTGTCGCAGCTCATCTAAAGTGATTCTTTTTGTCACCATTGCTCTCAATCTCCTTTTCTAAATTGTCAGGCACTCCATCACCGTCTTTATCGACCAAACTCGTAGCGATAAAGGTCACAAATGCGACCATAGCGGGGCCTGTAATCTCACGTATCAGCGCCAGCAAGTCGGACATAACAATCTTGTTTAACCACAGCCACATGTAAAGCCAAGCTGCATAATAAGTAAAGACCAGCAAAATGACTGCAATAAAATAGCCTACAATGACCGCCATTATTTTTGGCGACATTGAGGCTACTTTATTTCTAGCACTGACTATTAAGTTTTTTATTTTCTCAAACATGAATATCACTTATCCTTACATGCACAGTTATTACATTTGTTTTCGACCAACAGTAACCGTTCACCAACTTCATCAATCCTGTTATGTGCAGATCTTGCCCTCTGATCTACTTTTGCAATCTCAATCTGCATATTTGTAGCTTTGGTCTGTTCTTCTTTTATTGTATTTAACAAAGCATCAACAGTTTTCTGCAGATTTTCTATTGCCGTTGACAACGGAGAAATTATCCATATCTTAAACACAAAGCCAGCGATACCAAATAAAAAACTAAAAATTGTTATTGCGGCCATTACTGTTTCTACCATCTTTGCACCGCCTAATCTAAAATAATCGCATCCAATTCCTCTTTGCTTTGAGCTGCATTTACTTCAGCCTGTTTACTCCATCCTGCTTGCTTACAAGTACCTATATGGGTAGATAAATCAGCGCACCACTCGAGCACCTGTTCCGGCGTAAGATAGAATATCGTTTTGTCAGCACTTCCATCTGTGTAACCACGCACAGGGCAGCCTGCAGGATACTCTACAGCAAAGCGATCAGTATTTACGTTCAAGGCTATACCCTGCATTGTAAGCTGTGTATCCTTGTCGCTGTCGTAACGGACAAGTTCTCCACTACATTCAGACGTAAAACCGCCGGTGATTTTTCCTTCTGTCCAAGCGTCTACCTCTGCCAGTTTATTTGCCTTCAGTTCTTCTAAGTCAGGCGTAGGAGGTTCATATATACTATAACTTCCATCAGATTTACGTATATACTCATGACCATCAATATTACCGACAATAAGCTGATAATCTTCTTCTGGAATTTGTACAAAACCTTTTTCAAGCAGTTCTGTAATTTCTTCCTGTGTTTTTTCTTCGGCGACATAGGTTTCCCCACGTCTACCGGTTTCATCGAATTTAATTAAGTAAGTCATATAGTTCTCCTTTTCATAGAAAATACCACTGGCTTCACCATCCAGTGGGGCGATACAACTACCTTTCCTCGCACTTTTACAACAGCGTTTCAGGTTGTAATGCAAACTAATAACAATAAAGGTGAACAATTATATAAGAACCAAGTAACTGTAACATCTATCTCTAACAATGGTTTCACCATTGGGTCACCAGGACAAGGACAAAGGTATGTAGCGTTTGGCATAAGTTAAGTCAAGCCACAAGCATAAAGCCTACAAGGCTGTGAACCGCTCCAGCGATCATCATTGTAACCATTACATAGGCAAAAACTAATACTGGTATTACTAACACCTGTAACAAATGTTTCGCAGTTGCTGGACGCTATAACATTTGCATAATACAAAGTTGAAAAACTTCTAGGATAAGTAATGCTTCTATATGTAGCATCAGTATTCCCTACCCACCACTGGATGGTGAAGCCAGTGGTATTTTCTCGTGCCCAACCTGCCGCCCCTTCTGAAACAGTCCAACCAGAACCTATGCTTGAGCTACAAGCTGTAAAAGTTCCGTTATTCAGATACACCGGCGTGTTGCTGTTCCCTACAGAACTATTACTTGCAGTTGCCGTACCTGCATTAAGATAAATTGCCTTTACGCCACTGCCTACAGTGCTGCTTCCGAGTTTTGTTGCAGTAGTCGCATTAGCTACATTGTTAATGGTAATAGTACTAGTTGTACCATCATTCTTTGTTATAGTAATCGTTGCATTAGAGTTACTCAGACCTGATAGTGATGCATTGATTGCAGCTCTTATTTTTTCAACTGTTACTAATCCCTCAAGTCCCATTTTTCCTCACCTCAAATCGTCAGAATAAAGCCGGCAAACTTTTCCGTACTTTGAATTATAATATTGCTGTCGCTTTCAACGGCATCAACCATAACACTCTCATATGTACTGCCGTTAGTTCTGTACATGCCGAGGAAGTGTTTTCCTGACGCCGCTAAAGTAAATGGATAATAGCCGTCTGATAATGTTCCCCAGTTAGCACTGCTTGCTGTAAATTCAGTTTTGGTTACTGTAGTAGCGGAAGAAGGTGGAGTGTAACCTAACGCCGTCGTAACATTAGCTTTAGTTAAACTAATTGTGCCGGCTGTATTCGTAATGTTAGAACCTACTTTAACACCGCCCAACACGCTTGCCGTAGCAGTAGGAAGTGTGTAGTTATTTGCTCCAGCTGCAATGCCGTCTAACTTGGTTTTATCTGCAGAAGCCATTAAGCCGTTTGCGGTAGTGGTAGCTACAGAATAAGTAGTATCGGTAAATAATGCGTTAGCCGGTACTGATTTACCAAGAGAATATGTCGTAGCTACAGGAACGCCATTAGAAAAGAATACCGGCTGTGTTGCTGAGCCAGCAGAAGTAGTCAACTTAGCAGCCGCTGCCGCAGTTTCTGTCTTTCCAAGTTTGTTTGCTATAGCTTCATTCATAGCTGCTGCACCAGTTTTATCTTCTGCAATGTAATCCGCAATTTCTTTTAGCGTATCATAAGTAGCAGGAGCACCATCAATCAGTTCATCTTTTACTGCAGTCTTTGCCGCTTCAATAGCACTGTTCATAGCAGTAGTAGTTGCATAATTGGCAGCAGCTACTCCACCTAATTTACTACTGTCAGCAGCAGTTTCTGTTTTACCGAGCTTACCAGTATCTAACGCTTTAAAATTAGCGTTTATCGCAGCATCTCTTTCACGCTGCGTTCCAGTTCCAATTTTTTCTACAGTCATTGTAAATAACCTCCATCCAAAATTATTTTTCCTGTGAACGCTTCGCTCACATTTATAACAACGTTACCGTTATTATCTACGCCGGTATTAGCATAATAAGGATAGCTAACACCATCAATGATTTTTGTTAAGCTGACAATGATAGGCCTGCTCCCTGCCTGGTGTTCCTCGGCAGATATGGTCAGTACATAATCACTGCCAACCTCTGTAAAATCTTCTTCAGTAAAATTTTTGATATATACTTTGTCACCGGTTTTCTTAGTCAGCGACGCCAGTATAACGATGCCTGCAAACCTTTCAGGAACTTCAATGATTACATTTACGGCGTCCATATATACGCCGGTAAGCACCATTTCATACTGCGGCTTTTTGACTTCCTTATAGACACCAATAAGTCTGCTGTTCCCCATTGCCATAGTAAGACGCCACATACCATTATTTTCAGTCCATCTGCTATCTGATGCCGTAAACTCTTTTGTTATAGTGCCGCTTTCAAAACGAAGTAAAATATCTTCTGCACGCTCTGCTGCGTCTTCTGCTTTTTCTGCATCTTCCTTAGCAGATCCAGCACTTTCTGCAGCAGCTGTTTCAGACTTCTTTGCAGCGTCCGCACTCGCCTGTGCCTGCTCCATAGCAAATTTAGGATTAGGTCCAGAAACAAGTTTTTTACCAGTTTCGTCCCAATAAAATCCTTCGTTTGGCATAGGTCGTGGTAACACTGTGGAAATATCTGTAGGAGCTGAATCTGATAAACGAATTGCTCTTATTGCACCATCCCATAATTGTTGACAAATTATTGTCAGTTTATCTAATGCTGCCTCAATAACATTAAACGGCCAATGTGTATCTAATTGAGATTCCTGCGTTATGGGAACCTCACGATATAAGACAAGCTGCCAGCCTTCTGGTAATACTGGAGGTCGCTCTGCTTCTGGTGGTTCTGCTCCTGGCGAATACCCCGGATAGAAAACAACTGACTTTTCCATATCAACGAAATAGTCTTTTGTTAGAGCAGTTTCATTTAAATCAGGATCGACAAGCACTACATTAATATCGGTCTTTTCCAATATCTTAAAAGAATAGCCAAACTCTGTCGCTACACCGTTACCATTATAGATAATCCTATTTTCGCTATTGCCTATCATAATCTCTCTCCTGTTCTATAACTGGAAGCACGCCTTTTCCCTTTAACAGATGGTAAATAAACAGGCGTCCCTTCTGCGTCCAGTAAGTATGGAATCTATTTTCGCTATCAGCAGTAGAAAAAGTCTTGCTTTGGGTATAACCGTAGCACTGATATTTTTCATACAAGAACCATATCCCGCCTTTTTTATACTGAACTCCCAAATCGTGTAGCAGGCTATTCATTTTCTTTGCGCTCATACCATAGTCTTTGGCAATCTGCGTTACCGACATCAAAGTATTATTTTGTAAGATGAGATCGTAATAGCTTGCTTTAGGCCGCATTTCATTGATAATCTGTTTTTGCTGGGTATTTTCAATTTGCAGAGCTTGTGCTTTTTCTGCTATTTCAGCAGCCATCCTAAGAGCCGCCGGTAAATCTTTTGGAATAACTTCCTGCTCTTTTAACAATTCTTCCATTTTATTAAAAGCAGCAATATATTTTAGCTTCCATTGCAAAACATCTCTAGTATTATTAAAGCTCATAACTAATAAAGAAAATCCATCACGTGTCATCAGATATTCTTTTCTATGCTCACCTTTTGCGTCAATATACTGGTGTTCGTCAAACCAACGAACTTTTACGCCGGTTTCCTGCAGATCCAAGATATGTTTTTCAACAGCTTTAATTACATCAGAATGACGTTTACCAAAATGCTCTGCTACCTGCCGGCTGGAAACAACTACCTGCCTTCCAATGATTTGCACTAAATTTTCCATAAGCCTCTCCTTCCAAATAAAAAAGCGCCTACCGAAGTAAGCGCTTTCTATTAAATTCTAACTAACTTATGATACTATTTTATCATGTCAATATGTCGCCAAGTGTCGCCAAAAATATAACCGTCTCCGCTATCAAACCCAATAACCTTACATTAATATTTTAACTCCGTTTTATAGGCGTTTTGTCGGAAACTTTTTTTAATTTTTAATAACCCACAGGAGCAGGAATTAAAGTGAGTTTCGTATTGATGATATCAAGTGCATCACACGATATTTTAATTCCTATGTCTTTTATTGTTGTGGCAAAACATTGAGATTTTTCAGGCGTATTACAGTAGTTATACAGCTTTAAAACTTCATGTAGAGCAATCAGTTTACCTTCTAAATCCTTTATCTTCTTCTGCAACTCTGTATTCATAGGTGCATTAACAAGCATAGGTCTTTGCGGCTCACACGACGATTTTACCGGGAACAATTCAGCAGGTGTAAATTTTCGATTTCTAGCTTCGTATATCTTTCTAACTCCGCTTTCAGTAAGCACCAGCAATGCAACGATTGCATGCTTAATCTTATTCTCTCTGCGAAACTCAAACAAATCACGTCCACGTAAGAAATAAAAATCTACGCCCTCTGTCATAAACCAAGGTCTGCGAATATAATTTTGAATCGACGATGCATCAACATTGAAGATCATAGCTATATCTAACTTAGTTAATACCGGTACGCCTTTCCAATATTTTACTGTAGGCTTATATGGCTCATCAATAAGCGTTTGCTGCCTAGCTTCATACTTTCCAGTCTTGCGTATAGCCGGGATAACATCATGTGTTACCCAACGCTTAAACGCTTTCGCTTCAGGTTTGCGGCTAGAAAGTACAAGATTGTATAAGCCGTATTCGTTGACGACGTTTATATTATCATTACCCTTGTTTATGCCCTTAATGGAAATAAGGGCTTTCTCATCGTCATCTAATCTACGAATAGTATTTGTTACCTGCCCTAATTCCAATGCTCGACAAACATCTGCAGCAACAAATAAAATCTCGTCCCCTTGTTGAACTGTCCTTATTTTCCCAAACACATCGTTTTCAAAAATTTGTAAATTCATTATCATACATTCCTTTCAAAGTCCCAAAAGAAATGATATAATGTATTTATCATCCTTTCGGGTGGTGTTATAAGGTATTGCCTCTTGTTTTAGCGGACAGGGCAATACCTTATTCTTTTTGCAGCAAAATCTTAATCCCTCTTCTAACTGTTTCAGCTTTAGTTATGTTATTTTTTTTGGAATATTTTTCTAAAGCATCGTTAGTGCTTTTATCAACCCGCACTTTCAGGTCAATATCTTTGGGATTATCTGTTTTTGGTCTGCCAGTTCTTGGACTCATTTATTTCACCTCACTTTTCGAGTTCCATAATATCATTGTAGTTTAGTGTACTCAAAAAGTCAAGTGTTGAATCATATTTTTAACTAATATTATCAAGAAAAGATATAAAAATCCCAATTGGCATAGCAACATGCTTGTCAACTGGGATCATCATATATAAATTTATAAAATATGCAATATTCTAAATTATTCTTTGTTTTTACCAGTAAAGAAAAAATATATTTTTCCTAAAATTATTAATGGTAACATAACTAATATCCCTATAGGAAAAATCAGAGATTTTAAAATAATCATAATTATTTCATCTTCGTCTTTTGAAAAAAACTTAAGATATATAAAACAAACAACAAACATTATACACAAATATGGCTCCAACCACGGCCAAGATTTAAAAAGGCTCATACTTCCATAACCAGAAAAAGGATCTCTTACGCTCATGTTCATCGCTCCTATAAAAATTATCAGCAAAGTATGCATATTGCGAATATATTATATCACATCAACTATAAATGTGATATAATTGTGAAAAACGGAAGGAGCATTATTTATGAAAAAAATTACACTTGTTATTTTTGCTTTTATCTTTTTATCTGTTTTCAATTTATCTGCCAAAGTTATTGCTGCTGGTAGCACCAATGTAGATGACTTATTTCTAATCAATTGCGGGCCGTTACAAGCAGAAAAATATACCACTATTAACGATGCTTCACGCATTTTAGGCGAAATTCTAACAGAAAATTATATTTATAGTGACGGTGTTGCCAGAAGTAGCGAAGCAACTATATTATTTGAAAATGGTATTATAACTTTAAATTATAATGATAAGCCAACTATAAACAAAGATGACTCTGGTAAAATATATAAAATTATTTGCACTAAGCCCAACGTATCAACTATAAGAGGAATATCAATCGGTTCTTCAGAAAATTTAATTGTTTCTAAATATGGAACTCCGGGAACCATTATTAAAAACACTAAAGCAGAATATAATGGCATTGTAGCCTATTGGTATGCCTATCATAATAAATATAATCCGATTTGGGCATTATTTTTTGGAATAAATTCAAAAGGTCAAACTTCTGCTATAGGTTTTACCGGTAGTGCAAAAGGAATATAGTCAATAAGTTAATTGTGAGAAATAATAAGAGAAGGGATATTATGAAAAAAATAATTTTATTATTTTTAATTCTTGTATTTTCTTTAATCACAAATTTATGTGTTGCCAATAACTTAGATCCAGCTCGCTGGAGCTGGGTAAGTTCAGATAACCAATTTGGTTATTTTATAGATAGAGGAACAATTACATTTGACGATACAAAAGCAACCGCCTGGGTCGCAAGAGTAGAACCATCTGAAAACAAACAGATTTTAATACAAACTACTTTTTTTAAAAAAGATTTTTCCTTAGTAAATTTGTACATTATTGCCTATAAAAACGGTCAAATAGAAGATTCTTATAAACCACTTTATAAAATAGAACCTATTATTCCAGGATCTATAGGGGAAGAAGTATTTTTTCATCTATTAAAATTAGTTGATGATGGCAACGGGAAATATATAGGCATATAAACCCAACCAGATATTAAAGGAGAAAAATTAATGTTTAAAAGGATTCTAGTAATTTCTATAATTTTTATTTTATGGCGTTCAAGTATAGCGTTTGCATATGTTTTTGGTGGATCTAATTTAAGTTTATCAATGTATCCAGAATTCAATTCATATTTACCTTACAATCCGAGCAAATATGAAGTTGAACTTTATGTCGAAGAAGCAAAGAAATATGTAGAAAACTGTAACAATGATATCCAGCGTATTCAAGAAGCAAAAGCTGCGGCTATCCGTGAAGCAAATGACGCAATTTATAGATACAACAATGGATTCTGAGAAAATATAAACCCCCTCAAATTTGAGGGGGTATTTTTCTTTTACCGTTCTTTTTTCGGCCGGCGCCTAAAGATGTCGCCAACTTCCGGTTCCATACCATTGAACAAGATATCATATCCGTTAAAGAATAATTTATTTAACTGTGCAGGCACGCCTAATGCTGTTCCGACAAAAGTCGCAGTAGGTTCAATCAATTCATCATAATCTGCTTTTTTCTGCCAAACCTTTTGCACCTTACCGGCCGCACGTTCCATTTGCTCTATCGTGCCTTGCACTGCAGTCATTCTATAGCCGTAGGTCTGCATACCTAAAGCTCTGCTCCAGATAGCATTACCAACCTGCCCAACTGGTCCGGCTAAGCTCATAGGGTAAGTAAGTATTTCTTTTGATATTTTTTTATATTCGTCCTTACCTTCTTCAAATGGATCTTCGGCTGACAGCATCAAGTTTATAAAAGCAAACATTATAAACTTGGCCCCCACAAACGAAGTAAGACGCATTATGTCTTTTTCTTTCAAGAAGATATTATACTCTCTTGCCCATTGGTTATACTGTGTGTTAAAGAAGCCCTGGAAAGTAGTAAACAGTTTAAGCATAGGACCACCACGTAAAAGCGGTGCAACCTCCGTAACTCTGCTGCTGCCAAGTGTACGTCTAATAACCGTATTGGCAAAATCCACAGCTTCAGCTTCGCCTGCACCAGCCCTGATTTTCTTGCCATACGCCTGCATCCATACCGGAATAGCCGAAAGATTATCAGTAGCGACCAGTAACCTTGTGCCAAATTCAACAGCTTTCTTTTCTACAGGGTTCAGTCTTTCCATTTCTTTCATATCCCGCAGGGAAATATCAGGAAGCACAGACCTTTCTTTCATCCAAGGGGATTTACTATAAACAAATTCCTTAGCCGATTTATAACCTTCTGCAAGCTGCATATTCATACTGTAATTACTAACAGCAGCAACGACATCACTATATCCAAAACCATCTACAGCATTCCCATAAAGCAAAGGGTTACCCAAGTTCTGAACGGCAGTTTTAAGATTAAGCATAATAGCAGCATTTACAGTACGGGCTCTAAGCCAGTTAGCAACACTGCCCATCCAACTTTCACCAACAGAACCGCTGTTAGTACATTGAGGATTTGCCGCACGTTCAAGATATTCTTTAAAGGCAGCGAAATCGGCCAGGCCTAACTTTTCTTTTATCAGTGTATACATTTCCTGATCGTTCATAATTTTGCGGAAATCGCCCATAACTTCACGGAAACACAGATCATGTATTGCATCCATAGCAACATTAAACTCTGCTCCACGCTTTAGATTAACAGGATATTTAGCCTTAACACGCTCTTTCAAATGTCCTCTTCTGGTACTCATCGTTCTAATATTGCGTCCTTGTCTGGGGTCAGTATCAGAAATAACTTCTTGACCAGCATGTTTAGAGCCAGTATCACCGTCACGCATAAGTGGGAAATAACCGCCACGCATAACAACAGTCTTGCCGTCTGCTAGCGTCAACTCTACAGGAGACGCTTCCACTTTTTTGGGACTAAATCCTGTCCAACGAGTTTCAAGCGCTTCCATTTCAGACCAGTACATCTCTGCAATGTCTATCTTAGCCTGTGCATACTTTATATCCGCTTCAGTAAGATTGCGCCCTAAGAAGTCAAGCAAATTGATTTTAGTCTGCACGATATCTCCATCTACCCACAAGGCAGAATTTTCAAAACCTACTGGTCTAGTGCTGCACAATACTCTGGCACTGCTCTCGTTGCCTAAGTTCATAAGCATTTTTACTAAAACGTGCTGATCTACGGAAGTACCTAACTCGTCATATTTTTTCTGATAATCGGCCGCCTTTTCTGCAGCTTTATCCGGCAGCCACTCCCTGTAAGCCTGCGCTGTTTTTTCTTCATATTCTAAAATTTTTCTCGTTTCATTATCGGCTGCTTCACGAATAGCGGCGCCAAAATGTTTACTGAAAAATCCATACTGCCAATCGTCCATCATTTCAAAAAGATTGTCCGTACTACGTAAAGACGCTTTTAGCTTCTCCATTACTGTAGGCTGCTGTGTTACGCCAACCTGCGGTTTCCATATAGTTTTCAGTTTATTAAGTGTTTCCTGTGCTTCAACTTTAAATTCAGCATAGGTAACGCCTTTCTGTAAGGCATTGATATTCATTTCCTGCTTAGCAATAGCTTTGATATTTTTAAGTGCATTTACTACATCTTCAAGTTGGCTTGCAGTCATGCGTTCCCGGGGGTTTGTAATGCTAACATCCTCATCCATTATCCAATCGGCAACTGCAACATTATCATAAAGATCGTCCATATCATTCAGATATTCTGATAAAGTTTCTGTTTTCTCAAAACCAGAATAATCTTTACGTTTATAGCCAAATCTTTCCATAATTGCTGCGGCTTGGATGAAGTTTCTTTCATTACCCCAAGTTTCCTTTTTAGCTTTTGCCTGCTTTCTGAAATAGTTCTGCCACTTAACATACTGATTGCGCAATCTTACACTTTCAACAACACAAGCGTGATTAAATGCCTGGACATTTTTATATCGGACCGCAGTAGAATAATCATCATTTTCCAAGGCTACAGCAGCTTTTGCTGCAGCATTTCTTTCTGCAGTAATATACTTTTGAGTATTTAAAGCCTCCTTTAATTTTACTCTATTCTGCAGGTCCATCTGCGCTTGGATTTTAGCTGTTTGTCTACGTGCAACAGCAAGCTTTCTAAGTGTTTCAGCATCACGCTGTCCTTTTAATAAGCCCTGCGCTTTATCCTCAATAAGCTGAGCTTCAGTGTTTATCAAAAGACCGCTCTCGTCATTATACATAGCGTCACGCGCAGCCTCCTCAGCAAGCCCACGCTCTTTATAAATATCAGGGAAAGCATCCTGTACCATTTCATCAATATGCCTATTAACAGCACCAGTAAAAGACGGTTCAGACATAATAGTTTTTGCCAGCTCGTCACCAGAAGTAAAACCATTAGCTTCAGCAATCATATCAAAAGTTGCCATTTTACTTTCATCAAAATTGCCTTCTAAATATCTATTAGCTACGCCTTTAGCTGTTTTCAAATCAGATGCAATATCAAGTATCTGCTCCGAAGCCATATATAACGGCTGTTTTGCAATCGCTTCTTTGACCTGCGGCTCTACATCTTCACGATATTTTTGAATTCGGTCTTTACGCTCCTGATTGAAATTAACAAGACTTTCTTTTGTTAACATCTGCACTGCCTTATCGTGAGCTTTAGCAGCAAAATTGCGTAACATTTGCTTACGTGGTTCAGAAAGTGCATCTAATACAACATCTGGCAACGCAGAAAAATAACCGTCAATACGTTCCATCTCTGCAATTTGATCTTCACTTGCCAACATACGGTCGAACACTTGTCTTACCTCATCGTTGATAGGCACAGCATTTTTGTTACGCCTATCTGAAAAGACTGCATCATAAATAGCCAGCAACCATTTTTTAAACCTATTAAAGACAGGTTGCAATTCTTTTGACGGAGCCTTCCCTTCCATCATATAAGTCTCGGCAGCTTCTGCCCAACGTTCATGCGCAGCTGTTTTTTCTTCCTGTGACAAGCTATCCCAGTCTTTATTGACACCAGCATAATCAAGCATAGTCTGACGATCTTTTTTCATCTGTTCTGTAGCATTAGGAAGTGCTCCCTCACGCATAAGATTTTCAATGAAGTAATGACCTACAGCTTCATGAATTACCGTGCTCATATCGGCACCTTCAAACAGGTTAATAATTGCTTTACCTTCTGCGTCCCAGGTAATAGCGCCTTTTTTATCGTTGTTGACTTTCTGATTGTAACTGTTGATTATCTTTATTGCCTGATCATCAAAAATTACATACGCTTCTCCATCTCTTTCTCCAACATATCTAATGCCTTTGATCCCTAATTTATTTAAATGTTCAGAGGCCGCTCTGGCAGGATTTTCTGCTCCCAGCCTCTGCATTTCAAATTTTATTTCCCTGTAAAAGCTTTTACCGTCATTTGCACTACCGCCAATTCTTTCTAATTCAGCTTCAATAATCGCACGTACTTTAGGTGGTTGCTTTTCGATAGTTTTATTTTCATGTAGCAATACAGCATCTTCAGGGATATCAGCCTCAACTAAAGAGCCTTCGTCGGTACTTCCCTTCAATCTATCCCTGTACCGCTTAGCGGTATTTTTGCTGAAAGCAAAATACAAGCCCCATCCATGGGCTTGTATGCCTGTTCCTGTCCCAATAGCACCCAAATCAAACTTTTCAAATTTATGCGGGCTTCCGTGAAAAGCGGCTTGGTAGTATCCCTGCATTTCTTCACGTCTCTTGCGTAACGCATTTTCATCTGGTATACTATTATTAAGAAGACTGTCAAGGTCGTTGCCTCTGCTAGCGGAATCGCTGCTAGGAGATTGCAACCACTTGGCAGTCTTTTCTTTGTTTATATAAGATACCCGACCTTTTTTCAAATTGTGTTCTATAAACCAATTATAGTCTGTACCAGATTCGCCACCTTTACCATACGCATTATTTATGGCGTTCACTTTATACCGTTGACTTTGGCGCTCTACCTCTAATTCCATAGGAACAATAATAGTAGATCCCTGCTTATCCTTTAAATCAAGCACTACAATCTTACGACCGGCATAAGAATCCAATATCATCATTGGATCGGCCATTGCACGAGGAATTTGTTTCAACAGTTCTGGTGTCATCCCGTCAGAATGTCCATCAAATATATGTTTTATTTTGCTGCCATCAATAGTTACAGGCAAAATTTTACCGCCTGCAAGTCCTAATGCAAGCGGTGTCGTCATAACATTATAGGTTTTGGTATCGTTTATTTTTCCTGCAGTATACTCATCTACAATGCCGGCAAAATTATTTTCATCCTCAAGCAATTTTTCGTTAGCACTTTTAGTTTGCATATACCGACCGTCAGGAGTGCTGACTACACGCTTGAAGCTTACAGGATGATCTCTGAAATATTGCATAGGGTCATCAGGATTAGCGATCATTGCACGACTTGTTAAAATAGCCAGGACATCACCAGTTTCTTTTTGATTTAGTCCCGCTTCAGTCAATTCATTTCTAAAAGTATCAACTGTAGTTCTAAATTCCTCGTCGTTCTCCAACGCTTTTTTATAAGCGCTTTGGAGAGCTTTTTTATTTCTTGCACGTTCTTCTGTATATCCGCCCTGCTCAAATGCTACGCTATTACTTACAGCCTGAAAAAAGCCAGGATTTTGAGCCTCTGCTGCGCAATACGTACCCATCGGCATTTCAATATCCTCACCGCGAACGGCAGCTGCCTGCAATTCAGAAGCCTCTATCCCGAAAGTATCTTTTACATCCAGATTAGGATTTTCCTGCGCGTATGTAAAAAGGGTTTCAGCATCTACATAAGCCTTTTCTTCAGTGGTTTGATTCAACACTAATTTACTGACAGTAATATCTACATCCTTACTGTTTTTCATTGCTTCTGCAGTACGCACTGCCTGTTCCTGGATCGCACGGTTAGCATTACGCTCTACAGCAACACTAACAGAGCCGCCAAGCCCACCGAATACTGCTCCTATAGCACCAGAATAAGCGCCTCTTTTAGTAATCTCACCAAACTCCTGATAAAATTTAAGTATTTGTTCATGAATAGGAAGATCCTTATTTTTAGCCCATATTTCAGCAGCAGCATCCGGGTATTCTTGAATCCATTCAGTAATACCTTCTGTCAATGCAGTTTTAAAAACCTCTTTAGCCTTCCCACCCATAGTTGCTATTTTAGCGGCTCTTGCTCCTGCTCCCATAACTTTGCCCAAACCAACTTTTTCAAGAGCAGATTGCGCAACAGCATTCACTGATGCCGCAGCTCTGGCTCTGTCATTAGATACACCAGCTTCAGTAAGGTCTAAATATTGTCCGCCTGCAATCTGGCTACCCATAAAAGCCGCCGCACTCCAACCGCCAGTGCTAATTGCTACACCGACCTGTGCTGCTAATTGTGGCGCATTCTGCAGTAAATCGTAATAAAACTGCCCTGCTGCAGTCTCTGCCTTTACTTCTTCTGGCTGAAATATCTCACTGCCACCAATGCGTTTAGCTTCTGTGCCAATAGTTTTTAATTTTTCACCGCCAACAGCATACAAAAGCCGTCCTATCGTATCTGCACTAAACACTTTAGATTCCGTAGTCAGTTCAACATCTTTTTTGTCTGCTCCTAAATCAGCCAAGAGCGCAACTGCACCATACCCACTGCGAGCAACATTCTTAAAGCCATTTTTCAGTGCTGTAATACTTTTCCAGTTATTCTCTTGTTCGCCCCAAAATTCTGCAGCTTTAGTGCCGGCAATGCTCATAAGCACCGGGTCTTTTAACGCCTCTGCTGTTCTTGGTGCTATCTTCTCATATTTATTCCAGTCATAATCAAAGTTTTTAGGTAAATAATAATCGGGATTACGAGCGGCCATTTGAAGCGATATATTATTTGCATTAGCCCCTTGTAACGCTTTAGTCTTTAAGTCGTCTGGTATAAACTTTCCTGCTGCTGCTACATCATACAATATAGACCTTGCCATATTATCACTCCTCGTTAATTTCTCCTCTTAATGCTGCTAAGTGACGCTGTTTTATAGCTTCCAGAGTATCGCTAAAACTCATTGCCGCTAAACCAGTACGCTCACTGGCTCCCCAATCGCTAAACCATGGAGTGCTTTCATTTTGCTGTACTACTGTTTCACTCTGCTGCGGAATATCCAGCAAATGTGGCGCTGCATCTACACCATCACGAACTGCCATAGCCGCAATTTGTTTATTGAGCTCTTGAATATCCATCGGACTATTATAAACAGTCGCATATTGAAGTGCCGAAATCTGGTATTTATCGTTCGGATTTATGGATTCAAAGATTGTTTTTGCCTGTCCCAAATCAATATTATTACCGTTCTGAATCTGATATGCATCTATATAAGGATAAAGCTTAGGAGATAGACTGCTCTTTAACGAACCCCATTCACGCTGTTTGCTATTATAATTTTTAAAAATAGCTTTATTCTGCAAAATTCCCGGTTTATCCTTTGTCCCATACAATACACCATATCCAGCGTCGTATCTTTTCTGAGGATCAGTTTTATCTTCTATTGCATTATCCAAGTAAATTTGAGCTTCTCCTCTTTCCACTGGATCAGAAAGTGCTTCATTGATCATAGTAGCTAACTGTTTATCAACATCCTTATTTCTTGGATCTTGATTTCTAGCAAAAGCCAATAACCTGCTTCTATCTGCTTCGCCTAAGACTGTTGCGTTTTGATTGATTAAAGATACTGCTTCTGCTGGCGTTACAGTACTATTTGTAATAGCATCCTTGATTTCTTTATAAATACCGCTATTAGATACAGCGGCAGCAGCTTTGCCTTGTATTCCAATCAAATCATCACCGAACTTTAAAAGGTTCATTTCAATATCTGCATCGCCTCCAGAAACACTGTATACAAGACTTTGAAATTCCTTTGGATCAATAACACCAGTCTTAAATTTGTTCCACATTTCTTGTTGTACGCTATCAATAATTCTTTTCTTATGGTTATTTTTTATTGCGTTGTTATTATTAGCTTGAGTAACATAAGCATTCCATGCTTTTTCTTTATCTTCTATGGATACATTTCTTCCTCTAGGTCTTGCGAAACCAGAAATATTTGCATAATCAAGCGGAATTTCTGCAACTCCATGATCTCCACTTTGTATTACCATTCCAGTCTTTGCATCATATATCCCAACATGATCAACATCATTTGGGTTTTCTCCGTAATGCCAATAAACAATATCACCACTTCGTAATTGAGACTTGTCGGTAAATATCAATCCTGCGCCTTTCATATCTTCAAATTGTGTAGGAGCCCAAGCATTCCCTTCCTTGCCTCCACCTGCAGCAATCCAATTATTACTTCTTATCGTACATGTGTTAGTACCATAATTATTCCCAATATCTTCTCTTGCACTCCGCACAGCGGCTTCGCCATCATATCCAAAGTTATCACCATAAATATACTTCCTAGCAGATTCATAATCATCTCCAAAACGTTCGTATATATTTAAGCCTGTATAATATTCGTACTCTCTTTCTTTTCTGGCATGCGCAATTCTAGAATAAGAAAGTCTTGTTTCCGCAGGCATAAAGGCACCCCATTTTTCAATAATCGCACCAGCTCTGTCAATATCATCATTCGCTAAAGCAGTTCCAACAAGTGCGGCCATTTTAGGTGATAATAATCTTTTTGCTTCACTTTTTATAAATTCAGGATCTTGCCCCGCATATCTATCCATTAAAATAGTTATACTTTTATCAAATTCTGATTTTATTAACTCATCATTATCATAATTTTGCATTGCAAAATTAAAATTTTCATCAATATTATTTGATAATGCCAAGTCTTTGTTAGCCTCAACCTGTTTATATTCATGTTGTCCAACTAACATAAATCTTTTCTGTGCATCGTTATTAGCCCAATTATTAAAAACACTAGAAGTCTTATTCAAACTGAATTTATATTTCTCCATTATCTCCTGTCTTATTTTTTGTTCTTCATTCTGAAATTTCCCCGCTATCCCCTCTGCATTAGAATATTGAGCATGCATTAAACCATCTTTCGGATTATATAATAAATTAGAAATACGTTTATCATATTCAGCATCAGCTTCTACAACTTTAGATTGCTCAACACTTTCGATAAATTTATTATAAGCTTCATTTGCAGCCCCCAATCCTCTACCAATAGCCTCATACCCAGCGCCATTACCGCCGTAGCTGTTTAAATCGCCTGGTCTTTGTACTTGCCCCTGTATTGTATTTGGATTTACTTGCTCTGCATATTGACTAAATTTCATTCTGTTTATACCTCCTTTTCGGGCATAGAAAAAGCGCTTTAACAAATTGTTAAGCGCTTAAAGGTGTGTTATAATGTTGTCCGAGATAGTTTGATAGTCGGATTCTCTCCCTGTCAAGGGAGGTGATAGCATGACTGTATACGAAGCCTTATCTTTGATGGTAACCTTTGGTACACTCGTTGCTATCATTTTGTCTAATCGCAAGTAATTTTACTTACATAAGACAAAAGACCAACTAATGGTGTAGTCGGCCTTTTCTTCAAGTCTATACTTTTCAGGAGAGAGCTGACATGCCAATATCAAGCTATCTCTTTTCATTTATTATATAATACATTTCATATCAATGCAAGTTAAAATAAACTACCATAGTATAGCCCATATTTTTTGGGATTATAATTTCCAAAGGTCAGATTACCGCTGTTACCCCAACCATAACCATTACCACCTCTGCCATAAGATTGGGCTGCTCCGCCAGTTTTCCCGCTCCCGCCAAAATTGTTATATACGCTGAAAATGTTCGCAGCCGTTCCAAGAATAGTACCCATATTCTGTTGCTTAGCCTGCTGTTTAACATTGTAAGCAGAAGCTCTTGCCGCATTAGCCTGATTTTTATAATTCACTACACCAAGATAATTGCTCCACTGGTCGTTACGCTGATTACCTAAAAGCTGATTACTGTCTTTTCTATATGCTCTAAAACTCGAATCACTAAGGTCAAGAGCTGTACCCATATCACCGCTGATACCGGCAGCACCAAATGCGGCCGCCTGCTGACCTGCCGCAATACGGCGTCTATCATTGAGCTTTTGTTGTTCATAAGCATATTGCTCTGCTATCTGTTCACCACGCTTTGCCTGAATATCAGCATTTTGTTCTGCAGCCTGTGCCTGCGCATCATAATATGCCTGCTGTGCCTTAGCCTGCTGATTTGTAGACGAGATGGCAGATACACCCTGTAATGCTGTAAGCCCTATACCTAATGTCATTGGGTCTATACACATTATATACTCCCCTCCTCAATTACGAACGGAAGAAACTCTTTTCCGTTCTTTTTTATTTTTATCGGTGCCAGGAACATTGCCCCAAGTCTAGCAAGCCACCGTATCGAAGCAGAATTGCCACTATAAACATAATTATAAAGCCGTCCATATTCTTGCACCCATTTCTTGATTAGAAGCCTTGCAGCGCAAATAAGCAGCTCTTTTTTGAAACAGCTTATCCTTTTTGTCCCCAACATCCAAATTTCTTTTCCCGGAACACTGGGAATAGCAGCTAACCCTACAATACAAAGAATATTATCTTTCATATCCCTGTAAATATAACAATGTTCTGCATTTTCAATACTACTGGCAATCAGCGTTACTGCATCTTCATCGTATGCTTCTAATTCCTGCCTGTCGCTGTCCCGCAAATCTTTCAGCAACGCTGCAGCAATCTCTATTGCATTATCGACATCCGCTACTTCAACCTTATATTTTTTAGCCACCAAATGTCACCTGCCTTGTTACGCTTAGTAAATTAAATGGGTACGGCTCACTGCTTGTAATGCACAGCCTTCCGTCTCGATCAAACCCTCCTGTAGGTGGAGTAGCCTTTTTATCTCCACTATACAATTTCATATTTTCAGTCATACTAAATTCATCATAGGCGATAGCATCCTGATTCCCAAATTCGGTGCCAACTTCACCGCCAAGAGTATTCTCAACTCGTAAAATCGCTTCTGAGACCTGTTTAAATCTTCCCTGCATAGTTCCGTCCTGTAACTGGACTTCAATGTTTGGAAGCTCGATATTCATAGTATATGGTAATCCTGCAACTGCACGTTTAATTTGTATCGGCAATTTAACAGTGCCATCATCCTGCACCGTATAATTTCTCAATACACGTCCATCTCCTAACACAGAAATTGTATTACCGGCAAGATGACCAAGTCCTGTTAAAGTATCTGTTGCTTCCTCCATATCGTATTTTTTAGCACAGTCCAGCATTACATAATCATTCGGACTGTCACCATCATAATTATTATCAAAGCGTTCAATATAGCGAACCGTCTCTCCATTTACCACACGTTTTACAACAGCGTAGATACTATCTTCGTCCCCTTCTGGAATATTCACGACAGCTTCAAATTCGCCGTCAGTAATGATCCTGGACCATGCGTATACTTCCTGCTCTCTTATATAAGACAGGCAAGCGATCGTGCCATCACTACGCACGAAATAAATTATACTGTCCGGCTCCTGCTTATAAGCTGAATCGATAATAGAAAGCCCCTTTATAATTTGCCCTGCCAGTATTGTTAATTCCATGCCACCATAACTGTCTGTTTCAAAGCTGTAGCCCATATCACGAACTGTCGAACCACGTCCCTGTACAAATACAATCCTATTGCCGATTGTAAGTGGCTCGCAATTACTGCAGCCTCTCGTAGTTTGCATTTTGGGTGTGATATTTGTTGGTGTTACAACCTCACTTCCAGAAACGATCCATTCGTTCCCTTGTGTTAAGACAAGAAGGTCAACAGATGGGATCAAATGTAAAATATCAAACTGTTTTCTGCTGATAAATGATGCAGCAATAGCACTGTCGTCCGTTATCGTCCCACTAACCTTCTCCACGCCAAAATTAGGATAATCCCCGCTTTTTGACATCCAAACCATATAAGGTCTTTTGTTATTTCCACCAAAACAAAGTCTGTCTTGAAAAAAGCATACTGTTTTTGGATAGCCGAAATTGCTGTCCCATGCTCCGAAAGCATAAGTAGTTGTACTTTCGGTAGACCCAAACGGCTCATTTACCATTGCCTTAATATTATATTCATCGATATAGCTAATTATTTTTGCTGTACCATCTTTAGTATAAGGAAGAGCGGTTAGTGTTACAGTCAAATCACCGCTCGTTATAGACGCCTCTATTCTCAAATAGGTAGTGTCTGTTACTGTCCCGCTTTCAGTAGGATTAAAATTGTTTGTGCTTGAATATTTACGGTATTCTTTCCATGTAGTACCATCTTCACTTTTTTGTATTTGGAAACTTCCGGTCCAGGAACCGCCAGAAATAACTTTCCAACTTTCTCCCACTACAACAGCGCCAGTAGTTCCAGTAGCATTGTCCTTCAAATTCAATTCTACTGAAAAAGATTCTACCTCGTGCGTCAGCCTGATGTTACCATCAATCAGCCCTTCGTTGAAAATCGGTCTATTGCTTGTAATGGTTACAGTACCTGTTGTGCTGGACGGCGTAACCTTTGGATTATCCTGAAACGCTATAGTAACCCAGCCGTTAGAGCCATCTGTTCCTGAAAGGTTATTTTCATCATAAGCAACACCTTTCTTACCACCAATGCCACCATTACCATAGTTGGTTCCGTCGCTTCCGTTCTTTGCACCATGTTCTTCCGAATAAGCTGCAGTAGCTCCACCACCACCTTGAGCTACCCAACCAAAAGCGCTGCTGCTTCCGCCGTTGCCACCAGCATTACCGTAACCAGCTCCATAATGCACAGCACCACCTTTGCCACCAGCTCCCACAGTTACAGGGAAACTATCACCTTCGGTCAAATCCATCTCAAAACTGTAAAAACCACCACGACCACCTGTGCCACCTGAACTTTGCTTATCACTTGCTTTTCTGGCTACACCACTGCCGCCACCGCCGCCACCAGCTACTTCTATTGTATAACGGCCATCTTTCGGGACTGTATACGTATAATTGCCAGGCGCCGTGTAAACAGCACTCTCAACCAAATCCATAGTTACCTCATCTTCAAAATAAGCATGAGTAATTTCAAAATCGCCAAACTTCCAATCATCTTCGCTATATCTAGCCAGTTGTTTTACTGGATAATTCCCACTTGTGATATATATAACATCTGCTGACTGAGCAAATCTCAATTTTTCCAAATCAGCTTCTGTAAAAGGCGTTACTATTTCTATCCCTAAATAATTCCCATTTCTGTGGATCCGAATATACTGATCGCCTATTTCAAGCAGATAATTAATATCATCGGTAAAATTAAATCCAGCCAGAATACACCTTTTATCAGCATATTTGGTAGCAATGCAGTAAACCGTACCACTACGACGATATGCAGGTCCATAAGGACGAATATAACAATTTTCAGCAGTCAAAAGAGCATATTGATATTTATCCAAATCGACACGATTAGCAACAGCATTAGATATCTCACCTGCAGTAAATGCAGGTTGCAGTACATAAAAAGGATTTGGTCCGCTTCCTCTAGCCATAATATCACATCCTCGCAGCAAAATAATTGTCAGGGTAATCCAGCTTATCCTGACGTTCAGCTGCTGTGGTATATTTTGCTCTGCTTAATGCAGCCTGTGCCAGCTGATACTGTGTTTGTTGGATAGTTCCATTACCATTTAACTGCAAGCAAATATTAAAGGCCAGCATTCTTGCCAGCGCCTCTGTAAAGTCCGAGCTAAAAAGTTCTGCATTCTCAGCATCATAAGTATACTCTAAATATGCCTGATATACGTTGCAGCCGATAGCCTGCGTATTGTCGCTAACCAAGAACAAATCATACTTGTCCCTCTCTAAACTGCTTACATTTTCTTTTTCATTAAATATGCGCCTTGCACATACACATTTCTCTGGATATGCATACACATACTTCCAATCAGGATTTAAAGCATCCAGTTCTGCAAGCCTGATAATCCTCTTAGCAAATCCCCAACTGTATTCTCGCAATAGTCCTTTTCTGCTATGGTCATAAAACAACTTACACTGCCTTGCAAGTTCGTTATTCTCATCAATAGAAGAAATGCGGCCTTTGGCTAAATAAGCCAAGGCCATATTACAAATATCTGTATTATTCATCACGGAAACACCTCCATGTTATTTTCCTCTTTATTAAAATAGGGACGCCTTTAAGACGTCCCTAAGTGCTTGTACATAGCCGTCACATGACTATATAGGTGTTATTTAATATTTTCTCTAATAAGCCTGATTAAATCTTGTTTGCTGGCATTTACCGGATATTTAATATCAGCATTATAGAGCTTAACTCTCAATTCATTGGCTGACATATCTTCAAGCCTTCTGCCAGGTATAACCGTCTTGCCGTTACTATATAAAATCATTTAAAATCAACATCCACAGCAAGAGCTGCAACAATTTTAGCAGCCGTTGCATTAGTAGGAGTACTGGATTCACTGGCCTTAATGCGCAGATATTTTTTTACTCCCAAAGGAACCTTAGCTCTCACAGGTGCCTTTTCGTCAAGTGTAAAACTTCCCAGTGCTACAGCCTCGCTGAACTCCTCATCATCAGCAGTCTCCAATGTCAAAGCAACGCTGCCGCTTTCAAGCTTCGGTCCTACATAAAGCCACATCGGATTAATGCTGTCACCGCCACCCATAGCGATAACATCACCGAGAACACCATCAACTAATTCTGCAGCAGGTTTCTCAAAGAAAATATTTTCCTTGTCTAATCTCATTATTCTTCACTCCTTATGCTTCAATTTTAGCTTCGTCTTCACGAATGCAGTCAAGTTTACGCACACGCATGCCATCTACATTTAATACTTTAATGCCATTAGCCAGCGTTTCCATCTCAACATGGACATTATTTTTATCGATCAAGCACAACTTGAACAGCGTATACATGCTGCGAGAGCAGTACATCATAACACTGTCAGGGTTTCTCAGTCGGTCATGGACCCGAATAACATTCTCAATAATCTTCTGTTTTTGAGCAGAAGTTGCAGATGCAAACTGTGCTGCATCAATATTACGAATAGCTCCGACAGCTCTGTAATCGCGAATAGTCAGCCCTACATTCCATGTCCATTTCGTAATCATTGCTTCAAATTCAGTTCCATCATCTGCCATGGTAGTTTGTTGTCCCAGATCTTCTTTTTTCAAACCAGCGCTGCCATTTTTAGGAAACACACCAGAACAGGTACGCTCACCCCAGTTTACGAAGTAAATAGAGGTATTCTTAGAACCACCGCCAGCATTAAGAGTGGTATAACCCTCAGCTGTCGGATCATCACCATTGCCAAAATAACGATGTCTGATATCGAATCCGTTAAATTCATCCGGAACCTCGCTAAGTCCGCCATAAATAACATCTTTAGCAATACGGTCGCCAAAGCCAGCTACAAATGCTAAATCTTCACTGTAGCGAAAAGCAGCAGGGTCATTCTGCAAACGCAAAAGCTCTACGTCCATCTTATTACGGTTTTCGTATAAAGTAGTCGTATCGTTGATTTGCTTTACCCCACTCTTTTTATAAGGAACACCGGTATTGATACGGCGGATAGAAGGTTCAGGAACTTTTGTACGCTGAGTAGTCACGATGCCAGTAGGAAGATTTCCTTCCATAAAGGTCATTTCTTCTAAAATTGGATTGGATTGAGATAAGACTTCAATGATATCATCTACATTCCCAGATGGATCAAGTCTACCTCTCCAGTCAGCCAAAGTATAAGCTAGTTGATTTAAAACTGCCATTATTCATTCATCCTCTCTTATTTTAATTTAGTAAAATCTGTTTTGTCATAGAATTTTTCAAGACTATTCCTCTGTGCAACAGGAGCACCAACACCTTTGCCAGGATCGCTTTCCAACAGCCTTCCGAGCATAGAAAAAGCGCGGATAACTTCAATTCTGTTACCTGCGCCTGTTTCGTTTAATGCCTGTCTGATACCCGGAACAGCTTTCTCTACATGTTCCACCGCAAGACCGCAAAGATTGATTGTACTATCAAACTCTGTTCCGAGCTCTTTTTTTGCCGTCTCGCCCCAGTTTTGGATTTCTGCATTTCGCTGTTCGATAACAGCGGTCATAGCAGCTTCTGCAATACCCTTCCCCCACTCACCGCCATACTTAACGATAGCGTTCGCCTGCTCGTTGTTAAGCCCCATATCCTTAATAACCTCTACAAACTTATCGCTTTCTTCCTGGCTGAACTCAAAGTCCCCCATAGCGGAAACAGTTTCTTTAAAGTCATAAGCGATCTGTTCAGCGTTTTCCTGAGATTGGGTTTCTGCTTTACCCCCAAGAAGGGTATCCTGAGATTGGGTTTCATGCTGTGTGTCCTCTTGCTGCTCAACTGTTTCTGTGCCCTGCGTGTTATCGTTGGCACTTGTGTTGGTTTCATTTTCCATTATTCATCGTCTCCTTCCAATTGTTCGGCAACTATTTTCTGTGCCTTGATTTGAGTATTTATATATTCAAGCTCAGCTTTTTGTTTGAGCTTTACTCCAGTGATACCAAGATTTTGAATATCGTTTAGAATCAATAAACCAACTTTTCGCATGCCCTCGTTATAAAAGGTCTGCGAATTACCAGTGAAGTTATCCGCATTAACTTTTGTTTTGTCCAGCAACCGCATTAAAAACCAGCGTCCGCTTTCGCTATTTAAGATGGTCAGCAGCGCATCTTGATCGCGTTTTTGAAGTTCTCTATAGAAAAACTCCTGCAATTTTGCTTGTCTGCTGTTTTGGTCTGTAATCGACTTATACACCACCTGCACCACCTCCCATACCAAGCCAAGCTGCCATTGCCGGATTTCCGTCATTTGCAGCCTCAGTCATGTTTTTTGCAGCCTGCGCTGCCGGTGCTGCTGCCTGCATAAGAGCCATTGCTTCCTGTGCCTGCTGCTGCTCTTGTAACGCCTGCTGCTCCTGCTCAATGAGCTTTTTAACGTCATCATCACTACGTTGCATAGCGGCAGGAGCGCCAAGCATTTCAAAATATTTGGACAAAGTTCCAATAGGATCAACTTTTTTTAGCACCTCTGGCCAAGCCTGCGCCATCTGCAGCGTAGTAGCAAGAGCCTGCTCAATATTAACAAGCCCACTCATTTTCTGTGCCTGTGCCAGCGGAGAAATATACTCAATTTTGATATCCTCATTACTTATGCGGTCCTGAATTTCAGGCGGTATCGGAGGGAAAGCTCCTGCTCTTTCAAGGATGTTATATATCCTTACAATGATTGGCGTTAGAAACTCATCCTGCAGACGTTCCACCACAGGACCAAGTTGTTGTAATTTTTCCTGTGTGCGCTCCATAACCTCGCGTGCTGTCATCTGCCCGTTATCTACGCTATCCAGCATCAAGAACAAATCTGCACTATAATGCCTTTTGATTGCATCCTCCGTGCGAATGATCTCCTGTGAAGCATGGTCAATATCTAAATTGATCTGGAATAGCGGCTGAACAAACTGCTGTGTCTGATCGTCTACAGCGGTCATTCCTCCAGGGATAAGATTGATACCACCATTGTTCAACAACGAGGCTGGGCCTTTCATCGGCGGCTTAACTCCAAGTTCAATGGCTGTCAGCAAGTCTTTTTTCATCATTTGAAGAGACTTACTGTCACCTTCAGCAAACCACCCTGGTCCTTTGGCATACGGCTCAAGACCATTGACGAGATACCTTGCGACTGGTATAGCCCATTCTTCGAATCCACCTACATATAGAAATTCATTATCCTGCGACTTATCAAGCCAATAAACTGACCTATAAGGCATATTCAACCTATCCATATATCCTGGAAGCCGTTTGTCATTTGGTTCTACAAGCCAATTTACAGTATGTTTTTTATCAAGTCCGGTGCCATTGGCTACCTGTTGCTGCAGATGTTGCGGCAAACTTTCACTGCCAAAGCAATCTACAATCTGTGATAATGTCATTTCATACTTGCGTGCGAATGTCTGTACTTTTCCAAACCCATCTACACCAAGCGCATAAGTCCCTATAGTCATAGGAACGCATCTAATACCTGTATTTGGGTCATAAAAAATTGCCATTGGGCATTGTCCAAATGGCAATTCAAGATATACCGAATGTATGCTGTTATAAAAATTACTTTTTGAAAGCACTGCGGCTACTATTTCCTGCCTTATGTCCAGTACTCTTGTAGCTTCAATATCGCCACTCATAGCGCTATTGCTAAAGCCTAATTTGAACCACTGGCGACTAGGCGGAGTTAAACCACTCATTACGCCTGCAGCAAATATTTGTGCAGCCAGCCATGCAACACCCTGGGCTATTTCCAAATCACGTCTGCGGGCAGGATTAGTTTTGTCAGCCGTATTATCAAATTCACCTATAAACGGCAGCTGATAATCTCTAATCTCTTTCCAACGGATTTCATAATCAAGCCGTTTTTCATAAAGATCTCGCATCTTTCTAACTAATTTTCTTTTTTCTGGCCAGTGGCTTTTTAAAGATGGTCCGTCTGACGGGTGCGTTTCCGCAGGCGCTCGTGCCGCAATTGTTTCAATTTCTTTCTGCTTTACTTTAGCTTTAGCCATTTTCAAACTCCTAACCTAAAGTTTTTCTTCCAGAACTGCTGCCTGCAATAGTATTACGATCAGTAGACACTTGAGTGGAAGCAAACCCGCGCCTTTTATTTTTCTTTGCCGGATCTGTTTCTGTTCCAGTCTCCGTACTGGTCACTGTCGTAGGAGCCGGAGGCGTTTCAACAACCTCAGGCATTCTAATACTCCCACCACCAAATACTTTCTTGAAAATTCCCATTGCTATCGCTCCTTAAAATATCGAATATTCTGTATTACACATCATCTTCCGGCCATACCCAGGATCACCCGGTTTTAACCTTGGATAAACAGGCCTTGCAAAAGTCAGAGCAAGACCATCTGCAAGATCGGGGCTTTTACCAATCTTTTCCTTAATTTCTTCTTTAGGCTGTAAGATGATTTTGCCACGTTTACTAAACTTGTACTCTACGATACTAAGTTCGCTTTTTAATTCCGGCATATCAGGTATAGCGCCGCCAGACTTGAGCCATTCAAGCATCTTAAAATACATCTCAGCACGTATATTTTCAAAACGCTGTTCATGCAGTGCATTGCCCTGAAAGTAGACTTCACTGATATTGTTGTACCCCAACTGCCTAATGCGATCTATAACTCCAGCACCCATGACTCCGGCGTCAATAAAAGTCATATCGGCCTTATATCTGATTATCGCATCAATAACTCTTGCCGCCATATCCATAGTGTCCAGACCTTTGTAAACTAAAGGTTCATCTACCCATAGTCCCTGTCTCTTAAAAATAGTAGATCTGTCATCACCATATCTGGCTATATCAACGCCAAGAATAACTGGAGCTCCCTGCACGTCTTTTTCTTGAAGCAATCTGTGTGCTGCCTCTGTAACTAAATCAATAGGGATGACGACATTACTAGCCGATGCAGTAAAATCACAATAAAGTTCCTGACGTATTTCTATATCCGTCATATCTTCCATCATCGACTTAAGCTCTGCTTCATCCAACACACCGCTTTCATCAGCTCTATAAAGGCAGGTAAACCAGTCTTCGCTGCGTTGCGCTCTTTGGTATATCTCATAGAACTGATTCTGCCCTTTAGGTGTTCCGATAAAATAAGCGAAGCCCTTGCGGTCAGCTAACGCCGGCCGTATTACTTCGCCCCATAGTTCAGGCTTTATTTGAGCATATTCGTCAAGCACAACACCGTCCCAGTAAGTACCGCGCAACGCATCAGGCTTATCCGCACCTATAATATATATCCTTGCCCCAACAGCATTTTTATGCTTTGATGGCAGTTCTATAAACAGATCGCTTTCATTTACCTTTCTGCCAGGAATCGCGCTTGTGTAATACTTCAAATAGTTCCATGCAATCATCTTAGCCTGATTCCTAAACGGCGCTACATATGCGAACTGAGGGCTTATAAGCGTATTTTTGATAGCACTCTTAGTCAGCTCATTTATCATTCCTACAGTCTTACCATAACGTCTGTGAGCTACTATAACGGCGAAGCGATATTTATCAAGTGCAGGATGAATTATGTCTTTCCAAAGAGGCCTTGGCTTGTATGGTATAGTTATTACTTTCAACCATCATCACCAGCCCAACGAAAAGTAATTGGTTCACCATCTTTACCGCTAACCTCGCGCTTCTCTACAAATGCTGCTATCGATTTACCATATAGCTCAGATGCTTTAAGCCTATCATTCATACGCTCTTCTTCGTCTTCCATAACATCTAACCAGAAGTCTTTTAGTCTGCGAAGTTCATCTGCAACCTCTTCTTCTTGGATTCCACGAAGTTCGTTCATCCTGTCGCAAATGTTATCATTTGTCAACAGTCTTGCTGCCTGTTGCCTGGCGCTTCTCTCTGAATATCCTGCTTCTATGGCTGCCTGCTCCTGTGTTTTACCACCTGCAGCCATAAGCTGACAAAATTTCTCCTGTCTTGGATCTTTTAATGCAGCCATCTGTTATCACCACCTTTGCAAATAAAAAAGCACCTAACCGAAGTTAAGTGCTGTATATTAAGTTATATGCTAAATTCTGATATATATTACCGTGTTTCATCGGCTTTTTAATGTCAAATTATTTATGTAGATTAACGTATATTCTTATTCCAGTCTGTAGAAAGTTCTACAACAATAGTTCCTTCAAATGTATACGTTTCCACTTTATCTACAGGAGCAAGTTCACAATCATAATCATGCATCACTAGTGCATCTTGAGGCATTTC